AAATATTTTGGAAAGCCACCTGGAGATTCAATTGATATTATTAATATTGCTATTAACGCACAGCAGGCCAAAAATGTTTTCTTTAAGGGATTAAAAAACAGAATAAATAAATCCCCTTGGTTTGCTGGAAAGTATGTTGAAAAAGCAGACGTAATTGAATTTGATAAAAACATTAGTTGTCACTCAGGACACTCAGAAAGAGAGGCTTTTGAGGGATATAATGCACTAGTCGTAATCCTTGATGAGATTTCTGGATTTAGTATTGATAATACTACTGGACACGAGCAGGCAAAAACTGCTGGAGCAATATATGATATGTATAGAGCATCAGTTGATTCTCGTTTTCCAGATTTTGGTAAAGTTATTTTACTATCATTTCCAAGATATAAGGGTGATTATATCCAGCAAAGATATGAGGCAGTAATTGCAGAAAAAGAAACTGCTATAAAAACTCATAAATTTAAAATGGTAGACGATCTTGCAGATGGAACAGACGGAAATGAATTTTCTGTAGACTGGGAAGAAGACAATATTGTTTCATATAAGATACCTAAAGTATTTGCTCTCAGAAGGCCAACCTGGGATGTAAATCCTACAAGAAGCATCGATGATTTTAAAGTTGCATTTTATACTAATCCAACAGATGCACTTGCAAGATTTGCATGTATGCCACCAGAAGCTGTGGATGCCTTTTTTAAATCAAGAGAGAAGGTAGAGAAAGCATTTGTAAGTAAAAATGGTGTTGATAATCAAACTGGAAGATTTGAAGATTGGTTTCAGCCAATACCAGAAAAAGATTATTATGTTCACGTAGACCTTGCTCAAAAACATGACCATTGTGCAGTTGCATTAAGTCATGTTAAAGAATGGGTAAAAATAAGAACAATTAATGATTATCAACAAATTGCACCTATTGTTGTGGTTGATGCTGTAAGATGGTGGACTCCAACTTCAGATAAGTCAGTAGATTTTACTGAAGTTAAGGATTATATAATTTCACTTCGTGAGCGTGGATTTAATGTTAGGGCAGTTACATTTGACAGATGGAATTCGCATGATATGATGCAACAGATTAAAAACTATAATATACATACAGAAATTTTATCTGTAGCAAAAAGACATTATGAAGATATGGCACTAGGCATTCATGAAGAAAGAATTATTGGGCCAGAAATTAAATTATTAATAGATGAATTATTACAGCTAAGAATTATGCGTGATAAAGTAGACCACCCAAGAAAAGGATCCAAGGACTTGGCGGACGCAGTATGTGGATCTATATATAACTCTATATCTAAGGGAAGAAAAGATGATAGAGAAATAGATATACATACGTGGTCAGAAACTAAAGAAGAAGGCAAAGTATATGAAACAAAAGACGGTGTTCCTAAAGCAATTCCGCAAGACGTATACGAAGCTATATCAGGAATGAGGGTGCTATGAACAAATATCAAAAGAATGCAAGTCAATGTAAATGTGTAGGTAAGCACGTGCCTTTGCCAACTACATTTCATGACTATAATGGTAATACATTATGCCCAACAACATATGCTAATGTATTAGAATATAAAAAGATGTGGGAAGTGCTTGGTTGTGAACCACCAGGAAATATACGTAAGCATTTTAGCGAATATGTTCAAGAAATTGTTAAAGAGAGTCTAGACAGAACTAAAGTTTTATTATAGAATAGAGTAGTAGGGCAACAGTAGCTTAGTTGGTTAGAGCCCCGAACTCATAATTCGGTAGTCGTAGGTTCAAGTCCTACCTGTTGCACAAGGAGGTTAAAATGGCTAATAAAGAACAAAAAGGCAATTCAAATGCAAAGAAGAAGCCTAAGATGACTCTTAAGGAAAAAAGAGAAGCTAAAAGAGATAAGAAAGATAAGAAGTAAGTAGTATAATTAAATTACCAGAGTCCGTGTGAGACACGTCTGGTCCTGGCCATCGTGCTTGTAGGTACCTTGGGGTGGGGAAATAGTTACAGCTGCCTGGCCGAAAGGCCAGGCAGTCTCTATAAGAAAGAAGCAGATGGATAAAGAAGAAGACTTTGATTTTAGCGAAGAAGACTTTGAAAATTTAATGGAATATTATATCGAAGTTGGAGCGGTAGTAGTCAATGGTATTGATGAAAACGGAAACTTTATATACAAAATAACTGACCTTGCTAGAGAAGTTGCACCAGAATTGTGGGCAATGCACCATGAAATGGTAGACGAAGCACTTCTTGAACTATTTGAAAAAGATTTAATAGAAGTAGAATATGATGAAGAATTAAATGCTAATCTGAAAATATCAGATGAGGCAAAAAAGATTATGCAGCAAAAAGGATATGTGGAGTTAGATGATCCAACAAATGATTGATATAAGAGAAAAATATTATCAAGATGTAGATAAGCTATTACCAACAAAAAGAAAAGATAAGACTGGTAAGAAACGAAGATTTATTCAAGAGAATAAAAATAATAGGCCCTGTGCAGATTGCGGAATGTCCTATCCATGGTATATAATGGAATATGATCATGTTCGCGGGACTAAAAGTGGAACATTAACCAAAATGTATCGTACACACACTATGGAAGAAATTATAGAAGAGATTGAAAAGTGTGACATAGTATGTTCTAATTGTCATAAGCATAGAACTTGGGTATCTATGATTGGAAGGGATAGGGTAAGTGGTACAACAAATAGCATTGTCATTTGAGCAAGCTCATGAGTTAGAAAAGTTTGTAGAAGACCATATTAACGCATGCTCCATGTATTTATATGATGAAGAGGATGTAAAAGACTGGCAGCCATATGATGTTTATTGTGGTTGTGATACATGTAATAGTAGAGAATATTTAATGGCTACATTTGATTGGTTAAGATCAAATAATATTATAGATATATTTGTTAAGGCCAAATAGCCCAACGGTAGAGGCAGAGGACTTAAAATTCTCCAAGTGTGGGTTCGAATCCCACTTTGGCTACGCCCTTGTAGCTCAGAGGATAGAGCGAGGCTCTTCTAAGGCCTGCGTCGGAGGTTCGATTCCTTCCAGGGGCGCTTTGACTATCAATTTATAGTAGCGTATAATAAATACATACACGGAGGTTTATATGCCAAAAGGAAGATACACAGTTGGTGCTAGAGGCACACACGGATGCTCTGGATATCCAGTAGTTGGGGATACAGGCAAGGTGCATGGATGTCATAAGACAAGAGCACAAGCTAGAGCACAGCAAGCAGCTATTTATGCTTCAGAGTCATCTAAGAAATATGAATACTATGCAGAAGATTCAGCAATTATTAAAAATTGCTGTCCAGATTCTGATGTAGAAAAGGCACAAGGACCTTGTTGGGATGGCTATGAAATGGCTGGATGGAAAGAAAAAGATGGAAAGCGTGTCCCTAATTGTATTCCAAAAGATACTAAAAAGTCTGCTGACGATAGATTTGAAATAAGAATGAATCATCCTAAATGTGAAGGCGTAGCACTAGTTGAAATTAGTGGAACAAGTGTTTTATGCTATCCAGATCGTGCAGCAGCAGAAGCAGCACTTGCTGACATGAGACTTGAAGAGCCAAATGCGTCTGTTAGACCAGACGAAAATGGCAAGTTTTGGGCAGGTAGTTTTGCTCCAATTAGATAAAAACACTGATAGTACTGACATTGATTTAAGCGTTAGTGATAGATGTGATTCTTGTGGTGCCCAAGCATATGTTTATTGTAAGGGCTTAGAGGGAGAATTATATTTTTGTGGGCATCATTATGCCCAACACTCAAATAAATTAGGCGATTGGGCCTTTACAATCATTGATCAACGTGATAGAATTAATAAGAAGGAAGTACAAGAAGAAAACGAGTAGATAGGAACTGCGGTGCAAACTTTTTTACCGTATGACGATTTTCATGAAGTCGCCAGCGTATTAGATTCAAAAAGATTAAATAAACAATTATTAGAAGGCAGACAAATTTTGTCTGCTTTAGCTGGTATTAGCAAAGGCTGGCGTAATCATCCAGCAACTAAAATGTGGGCTGGATCTGAAGGCATATTACATAGATATTTATTTGCAATAGCACAAGAATGTAAAGTTCGTGGAATTAAATATGATAAGAATATGGAAGCCATAGATGATATTTGCTATCAACACTTTAATGATATATCAGTAAATAGCAGACCATTTTGGATGAAAGATAAAACAATACTTTCTAGAATTACAACTACACATCAAGCAAATCTTTATTTAAAAGATTCTTATGAGTATGCAATGTTTCAGTCAGCATATGATGATATTCTTAATGATCCATGTTGTGAAGGATGTAAATACTATTGGCCAACACATGTAGGTAGATAATGCCAACATATGAATATCAATGTGAGTGTTCTGAAGAAATTATTGAAATTCAAAGATCAATATTAGACCCAGAGGTAATTCCAAATTGTCAAAAATGTAATAAAATTATGAAAAAAATATATAGGACTTTTGGAATTGAATTAAAGGGTTCTGGTTGGTACTCTAAGGGAGGCTAACCACATTGGACATTAGCTCAGTCGGCAGAGCGGGAAGCTGTTAACTTCTAGGTCCCAGGTTCGAGTCCTGGATGTCCAGCCAAGCCCTGTTAGCTCAGTGGTAGAGCAGCCGCCTTGTAAGCGGCAGGTCAACAGTTCGAGTCTGTTATGGGGCTCCATGGTCCATTAGCTCAGTTGGTTAGAGCGCTACCCTGTCACGGTAGAGGTCGACGGTTCAAGTCCGTTATGGATCGCTGGATGCTATAATTTATATATTATGGCAATGTACACATATTTTACAAAAATAGACAAGGTGGTTGACGGCGATACCGTTGATGTATTTATTGATCTAGGATTTAGCGTTTGGCACAAAGAGCGTATCAGATTATCTGGTATTGATACAGCAGAAAAAAATACAGAGTTCGGTAAGGCTACTAAGAAGCTTTTAATTGATACATTAGAGGGCAAGTTAGTCAAGCTTGAGGTTTCAAAGCCAGACAAATATGGAAGATATTTAGGAAAAGTTTATTTAAATTCTGATGAAAGCAT